GACCAATCAAGAATCTAGGAGCCGAGGATGAATGTTGGCCCAATAGGGACTTACATTTATTAAGGAGAAGAAGGAGGAGGAATAGATTCCTCATCAACTAACATATCCCTAAGCCGACACTCCTCTAAAAGAGAGGCGTAAATGCTAGGGGAGGTAGAATGCTCTCGCATTCTCATCCCCGAATCATAGGCTGATAGTGTAAAGTTGGTACCAACGGAATTATAGTTAGGATGAGAGAATTCAATCTCATATTCTATCCATATATCACCGACATTCTGACTGGCAGTGCCGGACCAATTCGTTAACAAACCAATTTCAACGGCAACAGCCTGATTGAATTCGGCATAGTTAGCAGAGACGGCAGCAGGCGCACAGCGAAACCAGGGAGTCCTCATATGAAGTCGATCAACATCGACTTCACACATTATATCCGAGGAGATGCCCTTAGATTCAGATCTAATGACAGAGCCCCAGACTGGACCCTCAGTGGAATGTTCTAGCATGGAGAGCAAAGTGCTCGAACCGCCAGTATTCCAAGAGATCGCATCAATAATGTCAAAGAATGGTGCCATCTGTACGTTACCAAGTGTGCTTGTAGGCACAACGGAGACGTAACAGACACGGAGTTTCTTCCAACGATACAAGGCATAGTTAGTTCCTATCTTGGATAACCAAGAGAACAGACTACCACAAGGATTAAGAGCCAGAAGTGTGGAAAAGGTAGTGACCGCGGTTGTAGAACCGGGGACAGTATACACTTTTTCCGCATTACGAACAATTAGTCCATTGGAAGTAGGACGCATCTGATTCGCCCGAAGGCGAGTAGTTACACGTCTATTTAGCTCAGTAACATTACGGGAGACGGGATTAGTCTTGAAAGAGGATTTCATATCCTTATTTCCAGACTTCTTCTGGGAAACATTACTGTTTCCCCTATTTTTGTTTATCTTCGTCATTTCTAATTAATCAGTGCAGGCGTATCGCCCGGACCATTGCGCTTTTCGACGGGACCTCTTGGTCTCTCGTTTAGCCTACAGGGCTAGATCCCAGCGTGATTAGAAATGAAATCGGACGACCGGCTCGTCAACAAGGGTACCTTGTCGAATATGGTACCACTGTGGGCGTGACTCGTGCCATTGGTTCTGGAGGACCGAGTCTAATGCTTCCCCAGAAAGGGGCGGAAGAGGATTCCGGATAAGGAAACGATTGAATCGTCTCCTACCAAAGATCTTCTGGTGTTTGAGAGTTATCAACCCCTCAAACCACCTCCGAATTTGCATTAGTTCCCTGGACAATCCTCCGGATCGAGAGTACGGATCGGGCAAAATATTCTCAGGAGTAAGCACTACATCTGGGACACCCCACCTCAGGAATTCATCCTGAAGTGGGATCTCTTTCTGGTAGAGAGTTTCAATACGGGCATAGTCCGTACGAATTCCCTCACGGAAAGAGTAAACCCCTAAACGGTGCGCCTCCATCCAAATCCTCTGGTAACGGGTATAAGTATGACCCGCGGGAACAGGTAATCCTAGGCATCCGAGATTCGTGGGTCCAAAGAAGGATCCAGGGAAACCAGATACTATAGGGTACCTCTCACGTAACATTCTGAGAGCAAAGTCATGGTAGCGAGGCTCGATTCCTTTCCAGAAATCAACCACGATACCTGACAATTGTTCCCAGGGTGTGACTTGTCGACCAAATTTATCGACAAAGTCCCCAAGATAACCGAGAAGACCTACATTAGGGAAAATGAGACGAACCATACGGTTCTTCTCCTTTGACCAGGTGTAGACCTCGGAGTTAATCATGGCGAGATCACGTGAGTAATAGTTCTTACCAACGGACTTCTTCAGTCCAACATGTTTGGTATGAAGTTCCCATTCTTTGTATTCCCGTTTTGAAGCGGGAAACAGAACATCATCACCGTTAATTCTCATCCACCGATCCGGTGGGAGAGTTAAAGATGATGCTGCTTTGTTGATTATACAAAGAAGAGGAAAAGAGAGAATATGACCCATCATCTGTCCCCGAAGAACTACATTACTAGACTCACCAATAAAGATTGAATCAAAGGAGTGGATAACCATACGGTTAAGCCAACCCTCAATATCCATGTCTTGAAACACCATTCCCTCGGGAAAGGTGAAACGGGTACGCTCAAACATCTTCTGAGCAGTATACTTGGTGTAGTGAAGGTGGATACGATCCGTAGCGGATTCGTAGTCACCAGAAACAAATTTCTGGCCCTTCTCAAGTTTCAGTGCCACGAGAGCATCCTCAACTGATTTACCCCCAATTAGTTCATAAACCGAATCCTGTCGCATGGTAGAATGCCATGCAAGTTGAATCGGTTTCAATAATTGGAGAATCCAGGAGGATCGTGTCACAATACGAACCTTGAGAGGCTCAGCAATTGCAGCTGGTGCCACTTCCATCAAGTCCCAAGGACCCTCCATAGGGAAGGACTCAATCGCCTCTGAAAAGAGGATAGATAGAATCTCGTTCCAAATGGGAGACATAGAACCAAAGAGGATTTCCTCTCCAATTCCCTCGATTTGATGAATCTTTTCCAACCACGGGAAGTGGTCGAAAAGGCTTTGTAGTATCTTCTTAGTCCAACCTTGGATTCCCCCGTT